CTAAATTTCATCTAAAATTCCAACAATTTGATTATCGGATTTTTGCTTTAATTCATCTAACATGTAGGCATAGGTTGATGCCGTGATACTCATATTTGAATGACCTAATCTTTTACTAATTGAATATAAGTCGACTCCTTTAAAGAGTAACATAGCAACGTGAGTATGTCTAAGGCTGTGAAAATGAAAACCATTTTTTTCAATATGTAACTTTTTAAGCTGCTTCCTTAGAACTTTATTGACGGCACTAGAAGTCGGAATGGTGCCATCTGGTCCAATAAATAGCCGCATTGTACCATTCTTTTTTAATTGGAGAAGAATATCGAGCAATTTTTGATCTACAGCAATAACTCTAGTGGAGGAACGGTTTTTGGTTTTTTTATTAATTTCATCAGAATCATAGTTTACAATTTTCTTTTTATCATAATCCCATGATTTAGTGATATGAATTTGTTTATTTTTGAAATCAATATCATTCCATGTGAGAACTCTAATTTCCCCTGGTCGCATACCAGTATAAATTATTGTCAAAAGCATATATCGACTGATGTAAGTAGCATTAATTTTATCTTTTAGTGATTTTACTAGTTGTTGAACTTGTTCAAAATTTAAGTAATCTATTTTTCTTGTTTTTTCTTCATTCCAAATTAAATTAATACGGTCAGTGAAGTTTTTTCTAATTATACCTTCACTGATAGCGTCTTTGGCACAGGAACGAATAGAACCGTGTGTTTTTTTGACTGTATCCTTAGCATGAGTTGCACCATAATCATTCATAAATTTTTGATATTTTAGGCGATTAATTTTAGAGATTTTAATATTTGGAAAATTTTTTGTTAAAAGATCATAAATAATTCTATACCGCCGTTTAGTATTACCAGATTTTCCAGGAGTTTTATAGGTCTCATACCAAGTTTTAAAATATTCAGCAAATATGGGGTCTTGATTAGAAATGTTTTCTTCATCTTTTGCTACTTCCATTTCATTAGCCCACTTTTGAGCATCCCTTTTAGTAGCAAAACCACTTTTAGTTTTATATTTTCTCTCATCATTAGAGTACCAAGATATTTGAACTGACCAAGTTTTACCTCTTTTTTTGATATAAGCCATATTTAGTCCTCTTTTTTGTCTGTGATTTTAAAAGTTCTAAAAGTTTGTGATAGTCCTTATCACTAATATCTCTGTTCTTGTTCTCTGTGGTAGGATTGCATGCTATGATCCCTAACTTTCTAAGTTTTTCTCTATTGCTAAGCATTTTTGTCATCTCCTTTCAGAACATCAGTTCTTGAAACTGTAAAAATAAAACCAGCGTTAACTGGTCGTTATCTTAATAAAATTTGTATTCGTTATAGTTAGTAAATCTAGAATGACCTAGAGCTTTATTTTCCCCTGTGTAAAAGGCAAGATAAATACCACGTTTTTGATCTTTGGGTTGGATATCCATCCCAGAAGTTGCCATAGAACGCAAAACTAAATTCGAAATAGAATTACCAACTTTAGTTTTTGTTGCATCATCTAAGTTCATAAAGCTTTCGTCAACATAAACATAGGCTTGGGTATCACTCTTAATATCAATTTTTTCAACATAAGTTGAATAATCATAATTATGATTACCATTATTGGCATCATCTTGATCGCCTTTTAAATCTTGGAATAATTGATCGTTAGCCTTTTTTATTTGGACATTACTCTCATTATTGGAATTTGAGTCTTTATTGTTATCTTCTTTACTAGATTTTTGTGAAGAACTGTAATTATTGGTAGCCTTTTTCGAAATCTGATTGGATTTTGAAGGAGAGATGAAAATAGTTACTAACATTAGAACCAAAGATATTGCAGAAATAGCTCCTGAAAGCTTTAAAGATTTCTTTGATAAAGTTGGTTGCTTTTTTTCTTTAATAGACTGCCATGCAAAATAGAGTGGAAGAGCTGAAATTACAAAGATAAGCATAAAGATCCACGTAAACATATTACTCATAGTTTTTCTCCTACTTATATACAAAGTTATGAAATAATAAGCATTAACAATCAGCTTTTAAAGTCGTCAGTATTGGACTATTAAAATAGTAAATCATTGTTGCTTTCAAACTTTTTAGCAACAACTTTTTTTAATCTTTCCGGAATGCCGAACTGTAACATAAACTCTCCAGGATCTTCGCAAGTGTAGCCTTGGGAAGAGGCATAATCCCAAATGAGATTTAAACCATACAGATCAGCTTGATCTTCTTTGAATGCGTCATCGTTTCGATTAAAGGCATCGTGTTCTTGCCAATCATAATCATGGGCATAGTACATAACACCTTTATCACCATTAATGCAATGTCCGAGTTCATGCGCAGCCATGAATGGAATTTCTGGAGGATTCCACCAGTTCGTATTGACAATGATAAGCTTCTTTTGTGGAAGATACCTAGAGCGAAAATGTCTGTCATCTAACCGAGAAAGTATAACACCGAGGTTATGATCCTCAATTAAATGACATATATATAGTAGTAAATCATTATTGTACATAGCATTACTCGTAGTGAACGCCTCCGTCATTCTTATGTCTTTCAAGAATGGCTTTGATAATATCCATATCTTCATCTGAAACAGGACGACCACCATAGCTAAGCACGACAGGGTCTTTTTCTAAGTCAACTGACTTAGTTTCATTTTCTTCATTTCCACTGTTGTCATTACCCATTAAGTATCCATTAGATACATCATACAGAGTAGCTATTTGATTAATAGTTTGAATATCAGGCTCACTAATGCCATATTCCCAATTAGCATAAGTTGAAAGTCCAATGCCTAAATGCTTAGCAACATTAGTTTTACTCCAACCTTTGCCTTCTCTAAGTTGTTTTAATTTATCACTAAAATCGGTCATATTTTTGACCTCCTAAATCAAATTACAATTATATTGTAACTTAATTTTATATTTTTAAAATATTTTTACAAAAAATATGTAGAAAAGTATTGTATTTTTAAAAATGTGTAGTATTATATAAGTATAAAGTTACAAGATATTTGTAACTGAAAGGAGGGAAAACATGCCAAGTCTTACTAAAGAGAATAGCGCCCAAATTTTAGATCAATATCTAAAAGAACATGGAATTAAGAAAAGTTATCTTGCTAAAAAGATGAATATGTCGCCATCTAATTTAACTGGATATTTGAATGGAACATTACGTTTTACAGCTGAGTTTGCTTTTGGTGTAGCAGATGCTTTAAATATTTCACCTTCCATTTTTTTAAATAAAAGTTACAAGATTTAGGAAATAAGCAAATGAGATACAAGAAAATTAAAATCGAGTTTGAGCTTGAACATGCAGACGACTAAGTAGGTGATTAAATGCCCGAACTAATTAATAAAGATGCTCTCATAGTTATCTTTAAACCAATTATCAAAGCTTTATTTGATAAGGAAAAGGAAGAAGCAGAGGGCGCAACAATCAATATTGATGAGTTCCGAAAAAAGTATTGCGGAGGCAAAGGCAAGGAATGGGTTAGAGTTTTTATATTTGACGAATTTCCAGAAGTTGATTTTGAAAATGGTGGTTTTGTAGTTAATCCCAGAGGGGGCAAGAAAACAATCATTTTCAGAAAAGATGCCAAAAAGTGGATTGAAGAAAACTACCACCGCATTGATTGGAACGCAAGTATTAAGGAATTGGAGAGATAGCAATGAAAAAGAAAACAGATTGGTTACTTGCTATTGTCTGCTCGGAAGTAATTGCAGCAGGAGTTTTAGCATTAAGTATGTTGAGTTACTACTTTTGGAGATTATTTATTTAAGGGAGGTGATAAAGATGACACTAGAAGCAAGATTAATCAGTAATAGCAACGCATTTTTTGCTAGACAAGATAGAGCGCCGTTAGTAGCTGACGAATACGAGAAACAATTCCAAATTGCATTAATGACACAAAAAAAGCCGTTACCGACTGCAATCAGTAACGACTAATTCAAAGGTTTTATAAATTAAATTTCTAAGGAGTATTTTACCACAATGATTGAGATTATGACACGAGAACAAGCTAAAACTTTCAGAGAGCAACGACTGCTGGAAGAACAAAAAAGGTTAGCAGAACAAGGCATTAGTTCCGCATTTGAAGGAAAGTTTTTAGTAACAATCGGTGACAGCAGTTGTAATTATTATAACTTTAAGCACTTTATTACTACTCAAATTTTTGGAATGGGTATTGATAACTTTGTTGAAAAAACTGATTGGGACAAAAAAGAAGTAATTGAATATCTAGCTACTGTTGACCAAGACGATGACCTCTGGAAAGAGCAAGTTATGGATTACTTTGGCGGATTGGAGGGCAACTACTGATTATGAAAAGTAAAGAAATTGCTACCAAGTTAGATGAAACTAGTTCTGAATACAGATTTAAATTAACACCAGCATCAATTGAATTTGAAGACTTTGACAAGCTTAGAAAAGAAGCTGACGAAGTCTATAAAAGATATAACGGCTATGTAGTTGTTCCTGCTAATTTGAAAGTTGATAAAGCAATAGCTGCTGATTTAAATAAGAAAGCAAAAGCACTAAGGGCAGCTAAAAAGGCGGTAAGGAAACAGGCTTTAGAACCATTAGCTGAATTTGATGGAAAAATGGACGATTTAATTGATGAAATTGAGGATGTTTCAGGTCAAATTCATCAAGGGCTTAAAGACTATAAAGAACAAGCAATTAAATTAAGACATGAGAATAATATTAAGCATATAGATAAGATGGCCGAACAGTTTGGTCTTACGCATGAAGACATTCCATATGACAGTAAATGGGATAACAAGTCCACTAATTGGAAAAAGGCTGAAGAAACAATTAATCAATTGCTAGAAAAGGCGGCTCAAGAACGTGATTTCAAAAATGAAAAAATTGAGCTAATCACAGAAGCTGCTGAAAAAGAACATATTTTACCAGATAGCTATATAAATCTTATTAGTGATTTAACTATTTCTGAAATATTAACTCGTATTAAAAACGATGGAAAACGTCAACGTGAATTAAATCAAGAACAAGATGAGTCTATTCCACAATCAGTTAAAGGTAATTCGGTAATTGATACTTCTACAGGGGAAGTAGTAGGTAAAGCTGAAATTGCGTACTTAAAAATTACAGGCTCACATACTCAAATGGAAAAATTAGTCCAATTCTTTAAGAAAAATGGATTAAAAGTAGAACCGATTAAGAGGTAAACACAATGGAGTTTATAGGAGAAGAGAAAGATCGCACTAGCTGGGCACTTCATTTTGCCCAAGTTAAAGCCAATATTAAGCAACCACAGAGAAGCCACACAGTTCAAGTATCTGGTAAAACAAAGGCCGGCAAGCCTTATACCTATGAATACAAATACGCTGATTTAGCAGATGTTGATAAATCAGTTATGGACGCTATTAAGAACGTTGTTGACGATAAGGGAGCTGTTCAATTTTCTTACTTCTTTGATGTTAATAACACAGATCAAGGTGTAGATGTCAGAACGATTTTAGTCGATATTACAGGATTTTGTGCAGTAACTAATAAAGTTTGGTTTAAAAATTTCAATGTTGGGGATGCGCAGAAAACTGCTAGTTTAATTAGTTACGCCAAGCGTTACTCCTTAAGTGCAGCATTTGGAATTGCTAGCGAAGATGACGATGATGCACAAGATATCAAGACTATTGAAGAGCCAAAAGTACTATCTAAGCGTGAATTAGATAACTATATGGTCTACTATAACGGCTTAAAAGCCAACTTAGCTGATCTGTATCAAGAAGCCGTAGATGGTATGCAAGATGCGCAAGAGTGGATTAGAGGGTCACACACTCCACAAGATGCGCAAGCTATTCATCAGCTAAATCAAATTTATAAGCAGCGAGAAAAGAGTAAGCAAGAAGATGTCTCTAATTTGTTCGGTACCCTTCCAGGAGAGGGGCCAAAAGTTGAACAAAAATATATTAAGGAGGAGGTAAAAAATGGGCAGAAGGATGTTTAGTGACAAAGTTGTTGAGACAGACAAGTTCCTAGATATGCCAGTTTCCACTCAAAACCTATATTTTCATCTATGTATGCACGCAGATGATGATGGTTTTCTTGGAAATCCTAAAACTATAACCCGTTCAATTGGTGGGCAACAAGATGATTTAACTCATCTAATTGAAAAAGGGTATGTAATTGTCTTTGAAGATGGAACTGTAGCAATAACTGATTGGTTTGTTCATAACTATATTCCTAAAGATCGTTATCACAAAACAGTTTATCAAGAGAATAAGAAAAAATTGGAACTCTCCGAAACCAAGCAATACCGCCTTGTAACAAGATCCCCGATTGTTCAGGATGCAGAAAGTAAACAAGATGTATACAACATGGATACAGACTGTATACAAGATGCAAACAAAGTGTATACCGAAGATAAGTTAAGTAAAGATAAGTTAAGTAAAGATAATAATACAGATAAATTGTCGAGTTCTGAACCGAACTCCGACCCTGAACTTGAAGAAAAACAAAAATCTCAAAAAATACCTTATGAGAAAATTGTCGATTACTTAAACAGAAAAACTAGCTCACACTATCGCTCAACCTCTAAAGCTACAAGACGCTTAATTAAAGCTAGATACAACGAGGGCTTTACAGATATAGACTTCAAAACTGTTATAGACAAGAAGTGTGCTGAATGGTTACAAGATGCCAATATGGTGCAGTACTTACGCCCAGAAACGTTATTTGGTACTAAATTTGAAGCTTATCTAAATCAGCCAGATACAGGATCTATTCCACGGCGAAATTATGGATCTAAA